AGCTGCATCAAGTTCACCACTAATAGTAATATTTCTACCACCGGTTATATCTTTATTTGAATCTGTTATAATAGCTTTGCTTGCTATTACTGTTCCGTTTGTTATTCCATCAATAAGATTAATGTCTGTTGCACTTGCAGTAACACCATCAAGTATATTTAATTCTGCAGCTGTGGATGTAATAGTTGTACCATTAAAGCTAATACCATCTATATATGCAACACCATCAACATAAATATCTTTCCACTCTTGAGTAGGTGATCCTAAATCATATGTATTGTCATCGTCCGGTATAATATTAGAATCAACCTCACCACCAAATACAATGTTATCTGTGTTAGCGTCACCAAGAGTTAGTGTGCCACCATTAAATGTTGTTGTGCCAGTAACTGTTAGATTACCACCAACATCTAAATTAGCTGCTAATGTAACGTCACCATCTGCATCCAGGAATACAGCTTTGCTTGAAGGTAGTGTACAAAATACTGTTTTACTACCGGCTGCAAAATCTATTTTAGTTGTGTTACCTGCTGATGTATCGATTACCGTGGTTCTTACTAGAGTGTCGGGAGACGCGTCACCAATAGTTCCAATACCTATTTCCCATGTACCGTCTGACTCGTGTACAATAATATAATAAGTTGTATTTGTGTCACCAACACCAGTTACAAATGTTTCAAAACCAGTTGCAGCACCACCTAAAGATATGGTACCCTGTCCAGTTGTCGTTGTGGTTTCTTTGACTCTATCGTTTAGAACTAATGCCATAAAACCTTACCCCGATATTCTTATAATAGCACTACTCGTATCTGCGGCTGGAAATTGTATTGTAAAGGTGCCTGCTGTAGTAGAAAAGTCACCACCAAAATCTAACATACATACTGCTGAATCAGTAGCAAGTCCTGCTGTCGCTGCACCACCTGATGATTGATAAATGAGCGCGTACCGCGCTGTTGTAGAAACTGTTGTAAAAGAAGTGTCAGCAAAGTCTGCAAACACTATAGATGTAGAAGAACTACCTGTAACGCCGTTATTAGTTAATGTGTTACCTGCTGCAGTATAACCAGAGCCTGATGCATTTGCTGCTTCATTAGTATCGTTGTAACCAGTTATTGCTGATGCAGAAACTGTTTTAGACGATGTGTAAAGAGCAAGTTTATATGTGTCTCCGCCCGATGCACTAAAATTGTGATTACCTTTTAGAAGGTGCTCTTTAAAAACATTACATATTACGTTTGCCATATTTTCTCCTTACGGGTTTACAGATGGAATTGGTATTCTTACCGCTCCATCTCTATATTCTTCACGTCGTTTTTGACCCATTTGTTCTGTTGCTAGTGTCTTGACAGCGTTTTTATAAGACGCTTCGTACAAAGCTAACATGTTATCAGGTCCTTTTAAAAATTTAAAAGCTTCAATTAGGCAGGCATACAACAATGCTGTTGGAGCATTTGTACTAATCCACGTTGAGGTAGTACTTGAAGATAATCCTGTTGGTTGAGCATAATACTCAATGTCCATAGTATAAGCCGCATTTGGTGTAGGTGCAAGAATTAATGAGTCTTCATCGTACGTTGCAAAGTATTTTGGAATACCTGTGCTAGTTCTATTTGGCCAATATTCTGATATAAAGGAAGGGTCTTTTTTTTGTAAAACTATTCTTTCGTTATTTGTCAAACCACCTAATGCTCCTGCCGCACTAAATATAGACACAAACCGAATAGCACTAAATAAAGCTGGTGTTGTACCAGGCAATGTTACAAACGGTGTGCTAGCTGTTAATACAGCACTTGCATTTTTCTTATATACGTCAAGGTCTAGCTCCCTGTACAATCTCATTTCAGCATGTTCTATAAAATCATTAACAATAGTAGTTGTTAAAACATTACTATCTGTTTCTGTATAATCTCTTATCTGTGTTACTAGTTCTGCGTATGTTGTCATGGTGTTATTGTTGTAGGTCCTGCATAAGCGCGGAACCCTCCTCCTCTTATATTACCAGTTGTTGCAGTATCTGTCGACACTGAGAACGTATATGTATCTGTGTCTACCACAGTTATTGTGTAACCTGCAGCTGCGTTTATGTTTGTAGCTGTAATACCGTCAAAACTAGTTGCAGCATAAAAACGAACAGTGTCACTTGTTGATCTACCGTGATTTTCTTCTGTTACCGTAATTGTTGAAGAACTAGCAGACCCTGTTTTAAAAGAATCTGTTTTTAATAAATTAGGTGCAGCTGTTTCTGTTCTATCTGGTCTAGCGTCTCTTAGTCCTTGAGCATCAGCTTTGTGAGGTCTAGGCTCTAATTGTGGGTGCTTTGCTTCAAACTCAGAAATATGCACTAAAGAACCATTCCATTCTTTTACCATTTCTATGTATGGAAATTCTAAACCACTACGATCAGATATAGCTTTTGCTTTTCTTCCTGTTGCAAAATTAGACATTTGGGTAATACGCTTTCGGTGTTATGTGTGTACTTGTAGAAGAACCATCCTCTACTAATGCACGATTTAATTCATCTTCGTAAATCATTTTTAATTGTGGTACTAGTTCTGGTTTTTCTTTCAACGCCAAATAGTAAGAAAGACCTGATACCATACACGGTACAAAACGATAAGGAACATCACTTGAATTTGTGTAATCTCCAGCGTCTTCTATTCTTTTTACATAATATAAATGAACTTCTGATGCAGCGGCTGTAGCATCTGGTGTTGGATATACACTTACAGTCACACGATCAATAAAACGTTGCACGTAATATTGTGTTGGTTGGCTTTTTGTTAGTTTGTTAGATAACGCAGAATAAGTAGACCTATCTATTTTTGTTAATGCTACATCTGCTTGTGATGTAGTTCCTCTGCTAGTTCTGTATGTTGCCTCAAGTACATCGTCCATACCAAAAATTGTAGAATCTGTTTGTACTGTCGTAGCTTGCGCCCTGTTTGTATCAGAGGTGTCATCTGCCGCACTTCTAAAGAAATGATACTCAGCTTGTCCTTCAACAAGATTTATATTTGTTTCTTTTAGTTCCCAATAATGCAAACCTCTATTGCCCCATTCTTGAAACATTATGTTTAAAGAACGTCTAGCAGATTTTAGTCTGTATCCGTTGAGGTCTTGAACACCTAGTCGTTCATAAGCCTCTTCCATAATCTCATCGATATAAAAAGTCTTGTCGAACGTTGATGTTCCTGAAGAAGTATTCGGCATATGCTACTCCTTATTAAAAAGTTTTACTTAACTCTAATACTATTGTGTAATGATCATGAGCTGTGTGACCATGAGTAGTTAGATCAATGTCGCCTGTAATACCTGAACCAGCGTTATTTTTAATACCGCCAAAAGATCTAAAATCCATGTATCCCATGGTAGTTCCTGCTGCTGCACTTCCACCTAATACTAATCCAACTACGTTAGAAGAAGCATCAAAGTCTAATGAAACTCTAAGACCACCAATGTCGTACCATACTTGAGTTATAGAAACCCTTGTGCAAGCATCACCGTTGCTGTTTGAAGTTAAAGCTGATACATCCACTTTTTTAACAGCTGATTCACCTGTGCCATCAGATATATTTGTAAGTTTTATAATAGCGGTTTTACCACCATCTACTAAAGTTTGACTTGTTACTGCGTCTGCCATTTTATTTTTCCTCCGTTAGAGAGAGGAGGCCGAAGCCTCCGCTCCACATAAAGTTTGTTTATTACATTACTGAGTAATCTAGTTCTACTGTAAATCGTCCAGCTGAAGCATCACCATTCAATGTAGTTGTTGCAAACGCATATAAGTGTTTGCTAGCAACTGCTGCACTAATGTTTGGTGCAAATACATGAAAAGCCGCTGAATCAAAGTCAAGGTCAACTTCAGTTACTGAGTCTGTTGCAGAAATTCTTGGGTTAACAGATGCAACACCTGCACCAACAATTTCAGTTCCAGAAGAAACAGCTGCATTAGTAGCTGTTCCAGAAGTTGCACTTAATGATAAACCTCCAACAAGAGTTGGACCACTAACAGTTGTAACAAGTACAGTTGCTTTGTGGATAAAGATTTTAGTAGCTGTTACTAATCCATCAGGTACATCAGTGTTTAAAGTTCCTAGTTCAACAAGAAC